ATAGTCCAACCTTGATCCCACTTATCTTGTATGTCATCTTTAATCTTCATCTTCCCACTCTCCATCAAATAGCTCTAGTTGGTAAATGTCGTTATCAAAATCAACGTGTAGACGATGACGAGTAGTGTACCCAAAGAATCGAACTGGTACATTCTCAACTCCTACCGATTCGGCATAAGCAGCCAGGTCGTAGTCGAACTTGTACTCTTTTTTGTTGCAGTACTGCTCTAACTCGTGCATACGATGATGAAGCAGATCCAGCTTCTCGTAGCTTTCGTCTAATTCATCAATAGCTTTGTCCAGAGACTCCATTAATCTCTCTGCGTATACTTGTTGCGTTGGAAACTCAATTACTTTACCCATTACTTACCTCCTCAATATATGCTTGCATATATCTGTTAGCTTCTCGAATTGTAAGATCCGCACTTAGAGTCCGTACTATCTCACGATAGCCACAAGGCTCTACTCGCCAGATCCACCAGTTACCAGTGTTACAGCATTGACTTAGTTCATATCGCATAGTTATTCTCCTATTGAATATACATATTATACGGGGGTTGAGCAAAAATGTCAAGAAATTTTTTCAGAAGATGTGAAATTTTGCTACTGTAAAAATACCTCTACAGAAATTCGCCAAAATGGGGAACTTTTGTAGAGATAAAAAAAAAAATACCCCAGGCTGACTAGGCACTGGGGCAGAAAGGACTTTCTTATAGTAGTTGTATTATCTGCGGTATCTTCCTCCGCGTACCCACAGTTGGTGGGATCTTAGTTTATTCGTAGCCTCTGCCACTTCTAGATCAAGATAATACTAACTTTAATTAGTTGAGTCATAGACCGCCTCGCTATGCACTCCGCTGACTCTACCGCTTGTGTTACACTCACGTATCAGCACCTCACGTTTGCTTTTTATGGGATAAGGGATAAACAAAATGTTACCTTAAACAAACCCTGATAGGCTCGGTACTATCAGACCCCTAACACCATACGCTTTAGACAGCACTTGTTAGGTAGGCTGTGCCAGTAGTCTCCGCGAGATCAAGACACCAAAGGATTAACTATCACTCAAGCATTACTACTGGTCTTTGGAACTACCCATGCAAGGGTAGCTGAGAATGTACGGATCGGTTTGCGTTCGCTTTCCTTTTCTGACATTCAATACAAGTATTATACGCAGATTTAACCAAAGTGTCAAGAATTATTTTTGAGTACCTAGGTTCGCTTTCCCACTTAACCAGTCTGCATTCTCTCCACGCAGGTCGTAGTATTCCTTGTCAGTTAGTTCGGTTCTCAACTCTGCAATATCTTCCTTGATTTCTTCTAACAACTGCTGTGCTTCCGCAACGGGTGTGATCTCCTCGATGTGTTCTAGTTCAGCACATACAGTATCTACATACTTAGGCTCATCAATGTCCCAGCACATATCCACTGCTTCGTCAGCATTAGAAGCTTCTACCTCGTAGGTGTGTATCTCCACCACTCTGTATTCGATTTCGTACTTGGGCATCTTAGCCTCCTAATAGCATAATAAATAAAGGAAAAGAGAATAGCGTGGCTACAAACCACGCTATTCCACTGTATCGCTCTGCTACTGACATTATCGTGCCTGGATTAGAGCAAGAAGGTTCTGAAGATCAGCTTTAGACGCTTTCTCCAAAGAAGGGAAGCCAGCAGTAGCACCAAGCTCAGTTTGGATCTCAGCTACGATCTCGGCTTTGCGTACTACTGGAGCACCAGTCTTGGTTACTCGTGGCTGTGCAACGTAGACACCTTCGCGTACTAATTTTGCAACGATAGAGCGAGTGCTTTTGTTAAATTCTTTTGCTAGACGAGCAACTGTGTCCTTGTTAGGGGCATCTTGGTAGTCAGCAACCATTGCGTCAACCATCTCGTCTGTGTAGTTAGGGGTTCGTGTTACTTCAGTCATATTTTTTCTCCCGAAAAATTTGGTTAATGTCGATTTAATACAAGTATTATACGCGGTTGTGAGGAACATGTCAAGAATTATTTCACCTCTTTTGGCAACCATTCCCAAAAGAATTCGTCACCAAATGTCATCTCGATGACAGTTTCGTCATCTAGCTCGTAGTCGTCCTCGATGCCACCTTCGTCATAGAGGTCGTCTCGCCACTGAGCAATTAAGCCTTCGAACTGCTCTTGAGTGTAGAAGCTGAACTCGCCATCAGCGATGTCAAAGCTTACAACATCAGGAAGCTCTGGAGCTTTAGTTAGCTCGCCTTTAGGGTCGTGAAGCTGACCACCCATCCAATATGCCATAATTTTTTCTCCTGTTCGGTTGTTTTTTCAATTTATGCACGTATTATACGCCCGTCTGACCTGTCTGTCAATAACTTTTTAAGAAAATACGTCACCAAGACGCAATTTAATTCCGGGGGGCCGCACACGACCTCCGCGTGTCAAGAATTATTTTCGCAAATCTACTAAAATTATCACGAATTTGCCTAAGTTTGCCCACACCCGCCCAGACTATGTGGTCTTAAATAATCTCACGAAATTATAAAAAGTACTTGACAAGTTGGTGATCGATTTGGTACAATCGGCGCGATTTCGCACTTTGAACAGACTTTGACCAATCGGCATTTAATTGCTGCCGGTCACAAAAAAGACTTGACAAATTCGATTGCGTACTGTATAATCGGCGCGGGCTACACCAAGTGTCGAATTGTCACTTTCGCACTGGCGCCCGCGCGCCGAAAAAAAGACTATGACCATTTGCACACGTTCGGTCACAAGTTTCCGGGCAACATGAAAAATAGTCGTTGACTTACTACTGGCGCCCCCGCGCCAAAAATTTTTGTCAAGACCTGCTCACCATATTTTTTCTCAAGGCAAAAAAAAATTGTTCCACATGGAACAATTTATGGGTTATAAAATCGGCGCGGCCAAATGAGAATCATTCTCATTTAGCGCGTCTGGATTTTATTGGTGGTTTATGATTACCATGCCAGTGATTATTGCGATCTGTAAAATTACCATAATGATCGGGCAAACTGTGCGGATAATTTCCATCGTAAATTTAAATTTTTCGAGTTTCTCTTGAGTCATGCGATTTTGCTCCCGTGTATATTTTTGTCATTTTCAACCGCGCGATCCTGAACCAGTCGCCAGGGTTGTGCATTTACCTTGCCGTATGGTACGCGCTTCTTTTGTGCAAAGCATGATGCGAGAATTTGAGTTTCAATAATCGCATCGCTAAGTGCGGTATGATCTTCGATAAAATCGGGATTGTTGCTAGTGTAGCGGTAGCAAAATTCCGCACCAGTTTTGATATTGCCAGCAGGACTAACCCACCCATTAGCGCGAGCCAGTTTTTTGTAGGTTTTTTGTGAGAGTTTAGTCTCACAAGCGAATTGCCAAATATCCAAAACCTGTAAACCAGTCGGGCAAATGGGAGAGCCATCACCGAGCATCGCATTTGTTGAGCGCATGACGCGCAGATCAAATCCCGCATTATAAGCTGATATGACGTTGACCCCAAAATCCGCAATATCTTCTCGGATCTGATCGACAATAGTTGACCAATTTTCTAGGCGAACCAATCCATCATCGAGCATCGGGGCATAATGGGTAAACATTTTCTTTGCATAGAATGCACCCATCATGCGTGAAGCATCGGTGAAAATTTCGCGCACCAGTGCGTTATACGTTTTGTAAATGTTGCCATGCTTATCGCAGATCGTGTAACCTACATCGTAAACCGAACCGCTGAGATCGCAAGTTTCTGTATCTAGCACCATAAAAACATTTTTTGAAATAGTCATTTATCCGATTCCCTGTAGTTTAGAGTTTAATTGTACCGCATCTTTAGTGCGAATGCCAAGCTTTTTTGCCATTTCTAAAACGCCATGATTATCATCATAAAAAACCGCGTTTCGTGCCCATCTTGCTAGTGGCTGATCTTTGAAATAATCAAACAGTAATTCCCTTTTTAGATCAGCATCGCCATCATTGCAACCCATTGGGCGTGATAGAATCGCATCGGCTTTTAGATTATGATGCGCTAAAAAAGCATAATCATGGGCTGATAAAACGCGAGCAGTACAAACGATCACAGTATGCCCAGAGCGATAAGCCGAGCGCATTAAACGCGCCAGTGGTAGTAATTTATCAGCAAAGATTTTTTGCCGAGTGCAATTGTCAACCCAATGATCAAGATCAAGCGAACCATCAGCGCGAGTTAATTGGCGATGGCTTGAGTCGATAACAGTATGGTCAAGGTCAAATATGTAGATCATGGCTTTACGCTCCCATGTAGTTGGTTAAGAATCCACCAATTGAGATCAAATTCAATATGGTAAGATTGTGTAGTCTAGCATTGACCGATTGAACAGTCAACAGTGACAAGCCGATAATGGCAACAGGAATCGCCATAGTGAAGGCAAAAATCGCCATCAGTACCGCGCCTAAATATCCAGAGTAGTCGTAAATGTTCATAAAAAATTATCCTTTGTTTGAGGCATGATTATATCATGCCTCGCCCATAAAATGCAACCCTTAATTGAGATTGCTCAGTAGTTTAGAAAGTGCCAACCCTGTAGCCTTTTCGAGTCCCTCGCAAGCTTCAAGATCAACAGCGCGACAAATTGCGCTAACCAAGTCGGCTTTAGTCGGAGCCGATTTTTTCTTAGCAGGTGCAGGCTTGGAAATATATTCGATGCCCTCACGCTTGCATTTTGCAATGATGGATTTGACCGAGCGATCCATTTCGGTAGCGAGTGATTGTGCTTTTGCAAAATCAATTGGTGCGTTTTGTTCGAGCAGTGCAACCATTTCTGCGGTGTAGTTAGGTGTAGTCATAAAAAAAGTCCTATTGGTTAATTGAAGTGTAATTGTCTCAGAAAACGCGCAAAAAGTCAAGCAGTAAGAGTGACCAATTGCGCCCCGTTGGTCACGCTATGGCAATTGAATAATTGCCAAAAATCCCGTAGCCACAAAAAGAAACGAAAAAATAATCAGTGCGGTGGCTTGAAAAATTGCTTTTAATATAGTCATGGGTCGTGCCTCTTTATTAAGTTAATGCAAGCATTTTATAGAATTAAATCGCATATGTCTAATAACATTTTGGAATAAGCCAGGGGGCGGTTAGACGACCTGGTTATAAGCCGCGCGGCCGCGCTCCCCTTCACGTACAACTTTGGGAAATTTACAAAAACCAAAAGGGTGTATCAAAAAAATTGTCATAAAACTGTCATAATTTTGTGATATAATATGCACGTTGCAAAAAATTGCGACAAGTAAAGGAGAATTTTATGAAATATATTATGCTAGCCCTACTAGCAACGTCATCAATCGCAGCAGATCCGTATGTGGAGTACAAATATAAGCAAAGTCTAGATACAAGTTCAAAGACTAGCAAATATTTGCGAGCCGGGTACAAGTTTGAAAATAATTTTTATATTGAAAGCGGAAAAGACAGTGCAGAGCTAGGGTATAAAAAGAAATTTGGGAATCTGGTAGTCAAAGGAAAGGTCGAAAGCACGAACGACTTTGAAAAGAACGGACTCGAGACAGAAATACGATATACTTTCAAGTAACTAAAGCCCTCTTCGGAGGGTTTTTTATTTGCTGCTACCACCCAAAAATAGTTCTTGACATTTTACACGAAGCTCGGTATAATTTAAAAATAAATGGGAGTAACTCACCAGACGAAACAGGCTTTATATGACTAGATTTTTAATTATTTTATCTCTTACACTTGCAGGCAACTTATACGCTCAGGAAGAGAGTACGAACTCAGACACAATTGTAACAGATTCGACAACTACGAGTGATATTACGAGTACCACAACTACTAAGTTAGAATCACCACCCCCGTCGGCTATTACGCCTACAATGAATATATCAAATTCTGATTTATGTACGGTAGGAGTCGCGGGTGCAGTGCAGACCCAGATACTTGGTATCTCAATGGGAACTACTGTACGCGACATGAATTGCGAAAAATTGAAAAACGCGAAAACTTTGTACGATATGGGTATGAAAGTGGCGGCAGTTTCAATTATGTGTCAAGACCCTCGTATCTTTGATGCGATGATGAATGCAGGTACTCCATGCCCTTACGATGGACTCATCGGAGATGCAGCAAAAGCAGCTTGGGAAGTAAACGAAGAACAAATTCCTGTAGAGGAAGAAGAGGTGGAGAAGATGGATGACACTACAAAGAAAACTTTATTTGGGGCTAGTGGCGTACTTGGCTTGCTCGTCGCCTTACTTGCAATCTGAGATAGTTACAGGATCTGCTCGTACCACTAGCACCGCATGGGTAATGCAAAATGTACTGCCACAACAGGCGGGACTTACTGTAGGTAACGTAATCTATCGCTATACAGCGGTTAAAGATCCTTCTGATCCTATGCTAGTACACGTACAAAATGAAGATGCTAGCGGAGAAGGGTATATTTTTCGTGAAACAGATGACTGGGGTGGGCTTCCAGGCAATAAAATCTACAAAGTTGTCGCTGTAGGCGACATACCCTTAGAAAGATGGGGTGATGGCTCAATCGAAGTAGAAGGAATTGGCAGTGTACAGGACCCGAGTGTAATTTATACATATCAATATGATCCTTGTTTTGACCCGCAGTCAGATCCTTCCTGCCCAGGATACAAAATTGAGTATGATTTGGATAAAATTATACCAGTCGTTGAATTTAAAGACCCTCTTGAAGACGAACTCATACAACAAGAACTAGAAAGAGAGGCTCGAATTGAAGAAGAGGAAGAAGATGAAAGAAAAGTACGAGTCGCACAAGCAAAAGAAAAACTAGAAAAGCTTTTAGGCGGAATAAACTCCGCAGCGATGTCGGAACAAGCATTAGCACAGGAAGCTGCTCTATTTGCAATGAACTACATCCCGGTATCATATACAAGCGCCTTAAATGGCGGCTACTATGCAGATGTGCCCATGCTAAAAGATAGCAAACTTCCTGAGAATAAGAGAGCTGCGCGGGTTGGATTGGCCCAACAACAGCTCCACCAAGATATGATAGACCAACAATATAACAATCCACAGAGTGTTTCCACACCATTGAGATGATGACTATGAACCAACCCTTATTTGCATTAGCCTTAGTCGGCTCTTCGATTGCATTTGCACAAGCCAACGTACCTATTTACGGTACTGTAGAGTCTAAATGTGTAATCACCACCGATACGGACGGTGTTTACGGTAACCCAAGCCCTTCCGAGCTAAGTACTGTTCCTGCAAAAGGCGGCGTAACCCCCGTCATTCGTTATGATATTCTTGCAGCAGATCATTACAAGGCAAAAATTACGTACCCTAACTCATTTAGTTCCAGTCCTGCGTTAAGTGATACTGTAGCGTGGACAGGAGAAGTAGAGGTAGGTGAGGTGTCAGTTTCTGGCATGTCAGCCTGGGAAGATAATAAAGTAGAGTACAACAACTCTGTAGAGTTTGATCTCACCCTTGCAGGTACCGCGTGGTTTGATGTAACAAGTACAGCAGACTATGGCTATGATAAATCTTTTCCGGCAGGAAACTATACTGCCATTGTAACAGCAGAATGTATAGCACTATAAAATGAAACACCTTTTAGTTTTAGCCTTATTTTGTGGGTACGCAAGTGCCCACGAATTTACTCCTACTTATCCAGAGTTTGAACCTTCAATGCTTACAGGGATTTATAAAGCAGACTTGGAACTATTCAACAGTAGAGAAGAGATAGAATACTATGGTATTTCAGTATACGATAAAGATTGGAAACCTATTCCATTCGCAAGCGAGGACAAGTTAATCAAGATAGACTATCTCGGCAGAAAGAGCCTTGTAGTCTATATAAGACAGCAGGATAAAAAGAGAGTAAAGTATATTTGCTCAAAATCAAAAATTTTAGCAGACGTTAAACAAACTTCAGTGGTAGCATCGAGGATATGTTCAAAAATAAAATAATATTGTTATTACTTTTTCCTTGTATCGCATGGGGCGACTCGAGTTCTTTGAACCTGAATCTTCCTAGTTCACCTCAAACATATGCGTCTGACAGAATACGAGCAGGAGATTTAGACTGCCAAAATGCGATTGGATCAGCTACAAACCTTGAGTTCGGGGTCGTAGGAATTATTGATGGTGGAGGATATGATCCGTATACTCTCAATAGCGAAGTACCTCAGATGATGGGACCTCAAGTGGACGATGTCGGTGTATACGCTAGAATCACGATACCCATCGGAGGCCCAGAAGAGCGAATTAACTGTAATACTTTGTACAAGCTAGAACTTGAAAAGAAGCGAATGGAAGTAATGAAATTAAAACAAGAGATTAAAAATCTCCGAGAACTACAGTTTCAAGATGAGGAAGAATAGTGGCAGAGTTTGAATTTGCAGGAATGACATTTCGAGGCGGTAAGATTGCTGTAATACTTACTGCTCTTTCAACTTTAGGTGGTGCAGCTTGGGCAGGCTTTGAGTTTTACGCAGATTATATGGATATGAAGGAAATTGTTCAGAATATTGACACAGATGCTATTGCAGCACGTAATCTCCAAATACAGCAGAAACTTGACGATGCTATCGAGTACACAAGAGACATTAAATCTGGACTGCGAGATGACATACTTCGTATTGAAAAACAAGCAGACAGAGTAGAAGATAAAGTTCGTACATCAGAAGAAAAAGTGCGAGACATGATTGACAAAGCAAGTGAGCGTTTCGAGGCACGACGCGATTCTCTAATCTCAGACAATAATCGAGAGATTAAAGATCTAGAAAAGAGACTTAACGAGAAGTTGCAGCAAGCCCTTGATAACCCGCTAGCAGATTAACCTGAGAAAAATTTTTCTTGACAATTTACCCCTACTTGAGTATAATGTGAAACATGGCAAAAGAAGTAACTACAATTTCCCCAGAAGGACTGGAGATAGCTAATTCTTATTTACAGTTCGGGAATATCCGAGGTGTATGCGACTACCTGCAAGTTCCAGAACAGCAGGTGGTTGAAGTTCTGAATAAACGTGAAGTAAAAAAGTATATCGACACTGTATACTTAGATATGGGCTACCGTAATAAGAACAACATTGGTAACCTGCTCGATAATATGATTGCATCCAAACTTGAAGAAGCAGAGGAATCTGGTGTATATTCAAGTAAGGACTTGGCAGATCTACTACAAATGGCACACAAAATGCGCATGGACGAGATTAAGGCACAAGCAGATCTAGCCAAAGCGGAAGGCAGCAATATCAAAAACCAGACGAATGTACAGATTAATGAAGCTGTTCCTTTCGGTCAAGGTAACTATGGTAAGCTGATGGAAAAATTACTCAATGGAACCGAATGATAGAATAAGTGAGTTGGAAAAAACTCAGTATGCGCACGAAGTCCAATGCGAAGAGCGTTGGAAGACTTGTTTTCAACGCCTGGAAGACGTAGAAAACTCTCTCAACCGTATTGAAAGTCGTATGCTTGGGATAGGTGGAACAGTGATTGTGTTCCTAGCTGGTGTAATAGTTACTCTATTAACCAAGGTATAGGAGAAATGGATGCTCGCCGAGATCGCTGCAGCAAACGCTGCATTTTCGGTTATTAAAGAAGCGCTCAGCCACGGAAAGGAAATATATGATGTAGCTGATAGTGCGAATAAGTACTTCGACAGCAAATCAACTATCGCGAAGAAAGCAGACGCTAACGGTAACAAAAGTGAACTTGCCGCGTTTATGGAACTTCAGAAGCTCAGAAAACAGGAAGAGTGGATACGCGAACATATGATTTACGCAGGTGACCCAGGGATATGGGATGCTTGGCTAAAGTTTCAATCAGACGCTAAAAGAGCGCGAGAACGAGAAAGACAAGAAGCTTTACGCAAGAAGGCAAAACAACAAGAGTTTATCATGCTATGGGTAAAAATAGTAGCCGGTATTGTATTAGTGATACCCGCTCTAGTCTGGCTAATTGTAAAATTAGCATCATAGGAGAAACACTATGCCAAAAGGTAAAGGAACATACGGATCACAGGTAGGCCGACCCAAAAAGAAGAAGCCTAAGAAGAGAGGCAAGTAAAATGATATTTGAGAAAAGAGGCCAATGGTGTTGGCGAGATGAGGATGGCAGACTTCATAAGTTTGATACAGAGCAAGAGGCTATAGATGCCTCAGGCGGCGTATTTGCCTTAGAGGAGACTTTCGATGCCGAGGAAGAGGCGGAAGACTTCGAAGAAGAAGCCGGTACCGACGAATAAGCGACTATATGCAAATGTAAAAGCAATGGTCAAAAGAAAGTTTAAGGTATATCCTTCAGCTTATGCAAATGCCTTCTTAGTGAAAGAATATAAGAAGCGAGGCGGTAAGTACCGCATGGGGAAAAAGTAATGGCAAAACCTCGTGGTGGACTTACAAAATGGTTTAAAGAAAACTGGGTAGATATTTCCCGTCCTAAGAAGGGCGGGGGGTATGAAAAATGCGGACGAAGTAAAGCAAAGAGTGGTAAATACCCTAAATGCGTACCTGCTTCAAAAGCAGCCCGTATGACTAAAAAGCAGAAAGCTTCAGCCATACGAAGAAAGAGAGCCGCAGGCAACCCAGGAGGCAAACCAACTATGGTTAAGACTTTTGTCAAGAAGAAGCGTAAAGCTACTATGCGACGAAGGAAGAGATAAGCTATGCCGAGAAAGAGAAAAGCAACTCGTAAAAAAGACTCAAGATTAAAGAGAGCAGGAGTCTCTGGCTACAATAAACCAAAACGTACTCCTGGTCATCCGAAAAAGTCACACATTGTTGTGGCAAAAGTCGGAAGTAAAGTTAAAACTATTCGCTTCGGCCAGCAGGGAGCTAAAACGGCAGGGAAGCCGAAGGCCGGAGAGTCTGAGCGAATGAAAAAGAAACGAGCGTCCTTTAAAGCAAGACACGCTAAGAACATTGCTAAAGGCAAGATGTCGGCAGCATACTGGGCGGATAAAGTTAAATGGTAGATGACAAGAAGTTTCACCCCGCAGATACAAACGGTGACGGACAAGTATCCGACACTGAACAAGAAATGTATCTTGAGTTCAGAAGAAAAGAACTAGAAGATCAAGACGCACAGCGTGATGCAATGCGGAAGATGACTTGGTTCTCTCTTTGGGGAATGTTGTTTTATCCTTTCGGCATATTTTGCACATCATTATTCGGTCTAGATAGCGCCGCAAAGATAATTGGTGATATTGCTCCCACATACTTTGTAGCTATCGCAGCCCTGGTTTCAGCTTTCTTTGGAGCCAACGCATATGCAGGGAAAAAATAATGATTGAACTTATAACAACATTTTGGCAGTGGTCTATACTAATAGCAATAATTATACTGAGCTGGTTAGTAAACAAACTAGATAAACCAGATCTAAAGCGTATTGATTTTCAATATACGAATATGCCCAAGATGCAACCAGTGCCTATTAAAACAGCAAGCAAAGGCTTTTGGGGCGCAATACTCATGTGGTTGATGGGTACTCGACAGTGGATAATCGTAGAAGATTTTCACTATTCAATAGGCGGTGAAGGATATAAGATCCCCGCAGGTTTTCAGTTTGATGGCGCATCGGTTCCTAAGTTTCTGGCAACTTTCTTATCGCCAGTAGGTGTGTTGTTAATGGGCGGTCTAGTTCACGACTATGGTTATAAATATGCTACCCTTAGAACAGCGGACGATAGTCATATCGGGTACAAAGATCAGAAGTATATGGATCAGTTGTTCCGCGATATTTGTATCGAAGTAAACGGCTTTTATGCCCTTAACTACCTCGCATACTGGGCACTGCGTTTAGCAGGTTTTGTAGCTTGGAACGGTCACAAAAAGAGAGGCACTCATGTTAAACAACTTACAACGTAAAAAAGATGCATTAATACTTATAGGTATTTCTTCAGCAGTTCTACTGTTCGGAAATTTACTAGCCTGGGTTGGTTTAGCCTGGGGAATTTGGTCAATTATAAAAGAAGATTAATATGGCAGTAGAAGTAAGCCGCAGAGATATTATCTCTGATGAAATAGTAGAATTAAAATCTGAGACAAAGTTCATAAAACTTCCTATGACTCCATACTTGGAGTTGTTGAACGTCACACCGTTACCTTCGCAGATAGCAATTATCAACGCGATTAACAATCCAAAATACCGGTTTGTCTCTGCCGCAGTCTCCCGAAGGCAAGGCAAAACCTACATTGCCAATATCATTGGACAGCTCGTGTCTTTGGTACCTGGCACTAACATTCTAATTATGTCCCCTAATTATTCTTTGTCTCAGATTTCTTTCGATTTGCAGAGAAATCTAATTAAACACTTTGATCTAGAGGTTACGAAGGACAACGCAAAAGACAAAGTGATTGAACTATCAAATGGTTCTACTGTGAGAATGGGATCAGTAAACCAAGTTGATTCTTGTGTAGGTCGCTCTTATGATCTTATTATTTTCGATGAGGCGGCATTGGCAGATGGAAAGGATGCCTTCAATGTCGCCCTTCGACCAACACTAGATAAAGATAATTCAAAAGCAATTTTTATATCCACGCCACGGGGTCGCAACAACTGGTTCTCTGAGTTCTTCTACAGAGGATTTTCAGATGAGTTTCCAGAGTGGTGCAGTATACGAGCAACCTACCGAGATAATCCTCGAATGAGCGAAATGGATATTTCAGAGGCGCGTAAGTCGATGTCTGAAGCAGAGTTTCGGCAGGAATATGAAGCTGACTTTAATACTTATGAAGGTCAGATATGGAAGTTTAACTTTGAAACACAGGTGAAAGATCTATCTCAATTTGATACAAGCAGAATGGATGTTTTCGCAGGATTAGACGTAGGATACAAAGATCCTACAGCGTTATGTGTAATCGCATATGACTGGGATGAGGATAAATACTACTTAGTAGATGAATATTTTAATGCGGAGAGAACAACTGAGCAACATGCTACCGAGATCAAGAAACTCATTGATCGCTGGGATATTGATTTCATTTATATTGATTCAGCTGCTCAACAAACACGGTTCGATTTGGCGCAAAATTACGATATCTCCACCATTAACGCTAAGAAGTCTGTACTGGACGGAATTGGACATGTATCGGGCGTCGTCGACAATGACAAACTATATGTTGATCAAGAAGCCAAAGAATCCCTTAGCTGTCTTGATGCCTATCAATGGGATCCAAACCCGAACTTAATGAAGGAAAAACCGAAGCACAACATGGCATCACACATGGCAGATGCGTTGCGGTATGCACTATATTCGTTCGAAACCTCACAGGTTTCCTTCTAGCGATACCTACTCAAAAATAGTGGTTGACAAGTTACCTCAAAGTCGATATAATTCTTTAGATAAAAATGAAGGAGCCAAAGGAAAATGCCTAAGTTAAAACGCGACTATGTAAAGTATGTACGAGATAAGGCAAAATCCAAGTATGCAAAGGGCTCGGCTTGCGAGATTTGTAACGAAACAGAACAGTTAGACTTTCACCATTTTTATAGTCTGACACCTTTGTTGAACCAGTGGCTCAAAAAGAACAAACACAATCCCGAGTACATTCAAGCACTCCGGGATGATTTTATAGAAGAACATCATGCTGAGTTATATGACCACACAGTGACGTTGTGTCATACTCACCATTTAAAACTTCACTCCATTTACGGTAAAGACCCGGCTTTAGGAACTGCTAAAAAGCAGATGCGGTGGGTAGAGATTCAAAGAGAAAAACATAATGGCATGGTATAATAATTTATTTGGTAACAAACCCGCCGATGTAGAGGAGAAACTGAATCCTGCTCAATCTTATTACGGCAATGACATTCAAACTTCTCGTGAGCCTACTTTTTCTTATGAAAGAGCTTATGAAGAACTAGAGGTTGTAAACAGAGCAGTAAATATTATTGTAGACGACGCAGCTGAGATTCCTACTATTGTAGGCGGTCAGCATAAAGGCATGAGTGTTGTCAAAGGACTAAAACGTTCAAAAGTTGAGTTACTTTTAAATCAAGAACCAAATCCTTTTCAGGACATTAACACATTTAAACGTAACTTAATTATTGATTACATACTCGATGGAAATATTTTTATTTACTTCGATGGTGCACACTTGTACCATCTACCCTCAGATAAGATGGTTATTCATGCAAGCAAAGATACTTATATAGAAAAGTTTACTTTTAACGAAAAAATTGACTATAAGCCTAGCGAAATCATTCATATCAAAGAGAATTCTTTTCATTCTATTTATCGAGGTGTACCACGCTTAAGCCCTGCTCTACGAACTATGCAACTTATGATGAAAATGCGTAAGTTCCAAGACAACTTCTTTAAGAATGGTGCTGTTCCTGGCTTGGTACTCAAGTCTCCCAACACACTTTCCGATAAAATTAAAGAACGTATGATGATAGCTTGGCAACAACGTTATCAGCCAGAAGCAGGCGGTCGTAGACCCCTTATTTTGGACGGTGGAATTGAATTGGATTCTATCTCAAATGTAAATTTTCGAGATCTCGATTTTCAAAATAGCATCGGAGATAATGAAAAGATAATTTTAAAGGCGCTCGGAGTCCCTCCAATTATGATGGATTCTGGCAACAACGCTAACATTCGCCCAAATATGCGAATGTATTATCTTGAGACTATACTACCTATAGTTCGAAAAATGAATTTTGCACTCGAAAGATATTTCGGTTTTGATTTAGCGGAGGATATCACAGATATACCTGCTCTACAGCCTGAACTTCGAGATGCTTCCGCCTACTACACTTCACTAGTAAACGGCGGTATAATCACCCCTAATGAAGCTCGTGAGCGATTAGGATTTGAACCTGTAGAGGGAGCTGAAGAGATTAGAGTTCCAGCAAACATTGCAGGTTCCGCAGCAAACCCCGATGAGGGCGGACGACCAGAAGAAGGAAACGAAGATGGCGAATAGACCGCAAAGAATTAAACTTTGTAGAGATTTAGCAATGTATTTTGCAGAAAAAGGCAAAATCATGACACAAGACGAATACGTTAAAGCAGAAGATAAGCCAGTTTTATTATCAGGTATTCGTAATGTAGGAAGAAGTTATTCCCGAGCAATAGAAATGATGAAAGGAGCACATCCCGAACTCATGGAATTGATCGAGAAGAAAAAGGAAGAAGAGGCAAAACCTGCTCCTAAACCAGCACCAAAACCTGTTCCTCCCAAAGCACCAAAGCCGGCACCAAAGGCAGCGGTCAAGCCTGCTGTTAAACCAGCAGTAAAACAGGATAAAGATGATGAACAAGATCTTTAATCTTACATCCACTTTTAAAGCCTTAGAAGAAGTAGCAGATGGTTCTGTTATGATTCGAGGGATGGCAAGCACTACTGACTTCGATCGCGCGGGTGATTCAATCTCAGCAGAGGCTTGGACAAAAGGTGGTTTGTCAAATTTTGAGAAAAATCCAATCATTCTGTTTAATCATGACTATGATAAGCCGATTGGTCGAGCCACTGGGTTAAAAGCCGGCCCAAATGGTTTAGAACTTGAAGCAAAGATTAGCAAAGCTGCACCTGCTAGTGTTTGTCAACTTGTTAAAGACGGCGTACTTGGAGCCTTTTCCGTTGGTTTCCGGGTCAAGGACGCTGATTACATTAAGGAAACTGACGGACTAATGATTAAGGACGCTGAGCTGTTTGAGGTATCTGTTGTATCGGTACCATGCAATCAATCAGCTACTTTTTCGCTCGCGAAGTCATTTGACTCAGAAGATGAGTACAATGAATTCAAAAAAACTTTCACAAAGCGTGTAGATCTAGCCGGTCAGTCTCTGGCTAAGGATGAAGATATTACTTCTGGAATAGCTAGTGATACACCGGTAAGCGCGGAACAATCCGCAGATTTGGAGATCAAGATGGATAATCAAAACATCGACTTGGAAGCTTTTGCAAAGAAAGTAGCAGACGATACTGCTATGAAAATTGCTTTAAAGCAAGCCGAGCAAAAAGCAGCTGAAGAAGCACAAGCTAAAGCAGCTCAGGAAGCTGAAGAAGCCAAAGCTTTAGAAGCTGAATCAATTAAAAGTGTAGTAAACTCTGGTGTTGAATCAGGTGTTGAAAAACTTATGTCTGACGTTGAAGCCAAGCTTCAAGAAAAAGACGCTAAAATCGACGAAGTAATTGCTAAGTTTAGCAAAGACCTCGAAGAAAAACAAGGTGAAATCGAAGCTATGCGTAACAGCAAGCGTACTTTCGATGGCCGCGGTCAAGGCGACCTCTCTAAGTGGGGCAAGGACTTCATGCACGCATCTTTACTCGGTACTTTCACTGGTAAAGGCATGAACACTGATTTCGCTCAAGGCGTAATGGAAAAAGCTGGTATCGACTATGCTACCAACGCTGGCGATATCGACCAGGAAGTATCTCGTCAAATCGAGAAAGAAGTTACTCTTAACTTGCGTACTGCGGGCTTGTTCCGTGAGATTCAAGTGAATGGTGCTGCTACTGTTCTTCCTATCCAGCCTGATGTTGAGCCTGCAACTTTCCAAACTGGAGCAGCTGCTTCTGGTAACTTGGAAAACCGTGGTGCTTCTGACAACACTTTCAAGCCTTCACAAGTAATTCTGAACGCTTATCGTTTGATCAGCCAGACTTTCATGGACAACAATGTTGACGAGCAAGTTCTTGTTAACCTAATGCCTATGCTAGTCGATTCAGTAGCACGTGCTCACGCTCGCGCTGTTGACAACGCTATCATCAACGGTTCTGGTTCTATTACTGGTCTTGACGGATAT